GTGGTTTTACAGAGTCCCCTGGGAGTCGGATACAACGGGTGTGTATCGGAGGCTCCAAAGCCCCCCTCTTACGTGTGCCACTCCAGGCACGGGTTGTTTGTGTTTGTTTGTGAGTTTGTGATCATATTACCACCAATAGAGATGTTGACTAAGTTCGGATTGCTTCACAGTAGTTTCTAACACAGAGCCTAGCCATAAGGAGCTACACCTTATTGCTTTGCGTTGCGGTTTCAAACTGCATGCAGTCAACCAAGCGAGAACTTTGACGAGTGCTGGGTGAATGTATTTTGGACAAATCTTTAAACTACCGGAAATGTAATCCAACGCTTCAGACATATGCCAAGACTTATGGAACTTGCTTAATGCTAAGTGGGCCTTAGGATAGTATGAACGCAACCAATCCTTAAACTTAACTTTGACACCAAAACGTACGTAGTCTTGCCGAGCAACTGCCACCTCAGGACAACAACCGAACAAGGGTGCCTCTGATTTAAGCCGTACTAATAGTAGAGAAACGTCGGAACCCGAGTAAGCGTTAATGTTGACAGGTGAAACCGGACAAACAATAGTTTCAGTCGTCTTAACGGCTCTACATTTCATTTTCCTTACAGCAGTCAACCACGAAGTACGAACCTGTTTGGCAAAAGCAGGTACATTGTCGGCCGTTACGGTAGACAATAAATCTTCTTTTGCCAGAGCCGCTGCAAGGTGGGAAACATCTAAACCATACCTGTCTCTGGCGTAGTCTTTTATCTTCTCACTTCTCCACGGCAGCTGGTTCAGAACTTCAAATCCCCCTGTCAAGTCAGCTTTCGGGACAGCAGGTACAATATGCCAGTTTTCACCGATGCGAGGTGGTTCTATACCAAACCCCCCAGCGTGCGATGGTGTCCAACATACAGCTACGGGTAGATTGTGGTTGGAACACCAAACCCAACGTAGTGTAGCCCAGATATCTTCCAGTACCTGGTCGCGGTTTAAGACACGTCTTCGTAACGTTCTAATAGCCTCAAAAATGGCACGAAGAATCATATCTTCAGACCAGGGGTTACTCGACCACGGTTTGCGCTGAGTTAATCCAGGAATTGCTCTAGCTGGGTAACCGTAACATCTGTCTTCAAACCAGACCCTCAAGAATTCAGTCTTGTGGTACTGAAGACTGAATTTACCCTGTCCCGCTCTTGCTCCTATGGCATCATAAGCAATATTCATCGCTGCTCCGCTTGCCCAATTCTCAGTAAATATAGCACTGTCATCTCCTCTAATGAATCGTTCAATAGACCCAGTTGAAATGCCCCAGCTCGAAAGCATCTTCATAGCTAACCCAGTCATTACCGAATTCCAAGCGTTGCCTACGGTACTAGTCCATCTCAACCCGGACATTAAACCACCAGTAACGCGAAAAACCTTATCCAAACCGTCTAACTTGACAGCTAAGGTTGCAGTATTGAAACCAGTCACGATAGAATGCACAATATCGTCATACACCTTCCATTCGGTCTCAGGTACATTCAGCTTTGCATGACTACATAGCCGTTTGACAATACCAAGTATTTCCAAAGTGGTAGGTTGATGATCAAACCCTGCATAATCGTAGGGTAGTCCATACATTTTAGAACACAACTCCAACATCTTGTACAATTTGTCTGTTGTTCAAAGTCTTCCTCACTTGTATTGCCGGGCCAGTCATAATATGCGCCACCTAACAACTCAGTTATCCACGTCATTTTTAGATAGTTATATATATCACCAGCAACAGCCAGTCTCAGTTTACC